GTAAGTTACCTCCAAGTAGTTTATCCTCCTGAAAATCCATCACATACACGAGTGGTCTACGATCATAGAATGGATACTTATCAGGAAACTGAGCAGTGTATGAAAAGAAACAAAGTTCTCCAATCTCTGGTAAACGAACCTCTGCAACTTCAGAAAGTTCAGTATATAATTCATTCGCAAACCAATCTGGCCCTGTAATAGCAACACCTTGTGCTCTTTCTCTTATTTTTTCTCCGATAGTCATTTGATACCTAGATTATCTTCGGTCATAATTTTAAATTCAAAGTTACGATCCGCACAGAACTCTCTTGCTGCTTTCCACTTTGCCTGATTCACTGCATATGTTTGTACTGATTGTGCCCAAGACTTTGTTCTTTTCTTTGGATTCACGTTTGGCATCTTCGTTTCTTTCTTTGGTTTCACTTCGACAACCATGGTTCTTTTGTTTCCTTTCTTATCAATATACTTAACAAAAAAATCTGGAAAGTAACGATGAATCTTATTATCAATTGGAGAACGATAAGGAATCCAGAACTCTTCCGACTGCCACTCACTGATTGTCTCATTCAGATCACAGTAGTTCATGAATTTTCTTTCCCACAAAGACCTATAAATAATATTTTGGGGATTCCCTTTATACTTTTTTGGGTATCTTGGGTAATATTTTCCTTTATATGACATACATATATTATCAGGATCAACTTAAACATTATTTAGATGGCAATAAGATCAGAAGATTTACACTTAAGTATACCTAATGCGAGTCCTTTGTTTTCAAAACTGGCAATCTCAAGTCAGTTTAAGGTATCATTAGATTTAGTTCGTAGATCTTCGTCAGGTAATAACTTAGGATTATTTGAATACTTAACTAACTGTGGATTATTTAATGATACAACGTCCACAAGTCAGAAGTATGATTTCTTGTGTTCTCAGGCATCATTACCAGGTGCTTCTTTTGATGTTTCAGAAGAAATGGGAAGTCGTCAAGGAATGATTGAAAGATTCGCATCAAGAAGAGTATATAATCAATTCGATCTAACATTCTATATTGATAATAATTATGATGTATTAAGAATGTTTGAAGAGTGGATGAATTATATCAATCCAGTATATAATGAATCAAATGGTAGATATGATGGTGCTGAAGGAAGTCAATTGAACGCATATCAAGAAAGAAATACATATTCGAGATTTAGATATCCAGATGACTACCGAAGAATGATAGCAATAACAAAGTTTGAGAGAGACTTCTTAAAGAATCCAAATGAAAGAAATAATACATTTAAAAATATGCCACTGTTGACTTACCGTTTTATTGATACCTTTCCTGTTGATATCAATGCTGTTCAAATGTCATATGACAGTAGCACGTTTCTACAAGTTACAGTTGTATTTGCTTATCTAAGACACACAATTGAGAAGCACGGTAACGCTCAAAAATCAGTTAGAGAAAAACTTTTGAGTAATCAATTGACACAAGTAAATCCATTAGTACCAAAAATTATTGGAAATGAGATTGCACCTAGTTCAACTGATCCAAATCCAACAGAACCAGTTGGATATGTAAGTGGTAAACCATATTACGGGCCATACCATGAGATGATGGGTGTGAAGATGGTCGGTGCAGAACATACATCTGAACCACACGCTATAATATATGATACAATAGGAGAA